AATACTACACCAGCCTCGGTGACGTGTTATTTATATCCTAGGAACCCGTACGGGTTTTTAAAATATTACACAACGACCCCCGAGAAACTTAAAACTTTCAGATATTTGCAATCCAGTCCTTCCGCAAAATGAACAGTTAATTTTGACCAGTCAAAATTGAAACAGTAACCATATATGGGACCACTATTCTTTTTTCATTTCATTCCTTCTTTTTTTAAAGAAGCAAAATTAGTTTTTTTATGGATTGGGCCTTCGGCCCAAAGGGCCTAGCGGCCCACCTTTCTTTCATATAATAATAGTAACATATTTTCGGCAATTTTATTTTGTTGTGGCAATTATATTTAGAAGAGGCAACACTTAATCCAAATATTCCTCACATTTTATTTCAGTAATATGATGCTTAAGACAAGCACCACATGGAATACAAGGAATTACATGGACCCTATCACTACTAATCTTCTCAAAATCAGGGAGAAAATTAGACATAACTACTACATGAATACAATTAACAAGAGGAGCCATCAAAGGCTCATACTTGTTACTAACTATTAATCTATCCTTAAACATCTCAATTAAACTATATTGCAGATAATCCTTCTTATCACGAGGAATATCAAATACAATATTATTTCCTAAACATCCTACATACTGATAACTAACATTATCCGCAGAGCCGCCACGTGAATAGAACCAGGGACCCACTTCTATACAGTCACGGGCAAAACGTGGATTTCCTTCCCCACCAGTAGGGCCATACACCCAGAAGATAGTTCTATCATCTGGGTCCCTTGCAAGAAGCGTCTTTAGGCGCAATTGCCAAGATTTCAGATTTGGAATCTGAATCTCAACAGTGCTCTTCTGGAATTCTTCCTCTGCAAGTTTGGCCTTGACTCGTCGGAAGACAGAGGGATTCTCCTCCGCCATTCTCACCGGACTTCTAATTACCGATTCCCTTTGCCGGCGTTTGTGTGAACCACTAGGGCAATAATCCCCAAATTCAAAGGGACCGGAAACCCTAGTTTCCTCCTTCATACAATAATCACGAGCTTCGTCCGTCCGGCGAGCTCTTTGCTTCTCCAGATGGGGATTCAAATCCCCAAATAGGGCCTTCACCTGATTTAAGGTTCTCTTACCCTTCAATTGCAGGTACCCTTGGAGGTGACGGCGTTTGGTCGTCGGAGATTCCTCCTCCTGCCAACACGCGTAACTAACGTGAGTGTTCTCGAAGAGAGGAATCAAGTCGGGTGCGGTGGAGGAAGTGAAGAAGACGGTGAAACACCAAAACACTGAAGTTAGGGCAGGCATATTTAAGAGAGAGAAGAAACCACGTGAATCGCACGAGGGTGCCGAGGAGAGGGTGCCGAGGCTGGGT